ACACTCGAAACAGATAACGTAAACAACCCGCCACACTACGGGGATGGGTCAATCGAATGCATTGATTACATGAAGGATAACATGGAAGCTACTATGTTCATGGGCTACCTAGAAGGCAATACTAAGAAGTACTTACACAGGTTTAGATACAAAGGTAATCCTGTTGAGGATCTAAAGAAAGCACGTTGGTACTTAGACAAACTTATAAATGAAATGGAAGGAAAGAGTTAATGTTAGCAGCTTTGATATTAGCCTGTCATATAAATAACGGGATTTGTAAAACATTTACTGGTCCTGAAATGTATCAGACAGCAGATGAATGCATAGACAGTATAGGTGTAGGGATTAAACTTATAGAAGATCGTGGTTGGTTAGTAAAGGATTACACCTGCTATGATTGGGGTACTGAAACGTAAAAGAGGGGCTACTTGCCCCCCTTCCTTTTCGTACCTGATGCTGTCGTTGACCACTTAACTCTTTTCGGCCCTGTCTTTTTCTTTGCCTCTGACTTGCTGATACTACCAGCTACAGACTTAGGTCTACAAGCAGGGTAGGGCCGTTTACTTTTCTTGGCTGACTTTCTACCGCAGGGTTTACCTGTCTTAACGTCAACCCATTGCTCACCGAACCATTTACCTAGACCACCCTTAGCCATTACGCCTTCCTAACTCTGTTGTCTTTGCCCTTCCATTTACCACCCTTTTCTTTATACCACTTGGATGCCCAAGCATTAGCATAAGCTGATGGGTATACTTTGAACTTCTTACGTGCTGCTTGCTTTGCACGATTCCATAACGCAGGGTTAGTTGGTTTAGGACTTGACAAGTTAAATTCCTTTTGGTTAGAGTTTATCCATGTAGTACATAAGAAACAAAAGACCAAAGCCAAAGGTGAACAGAGCTATCAGGGTAATACCACCCCAGAGAACTACCTTCTCGAACAGTTCAGCATTCTTCTTCTTCTTGTCTTCTAGTTCTTTCTTCTTTCTTAAGCGTACTTCTTTCCTGAGAGTTACCAATTCTTGCCACCCTGAGTACCCTCTGGCAGCTATAATTATTTCCCTCAAGTTATTCTCTAAGTCCTCGGCCTTCTTACGGTTGACGTAGGTATCTAAGGCTTCTTCATTTGCACTAGAAAAGACACTGCTTCTCTTCTTGTCGTGACTATCTTTGGCCTGATCTATAGCTTCAAACAAACTGCCTATGTCTTTAGCCAGAGAAGTTATCTCTTTACCTGCTGACACACCAGCTTTGATGGCTGTGAAGCTTGCCATAGCTATAGTGATAGGGTCCATTTATCACCACTTCACCTTGTCAGCCCAATAAGCTGCTGACATTTTGCCCTTTGCAATATTCTTGGCGTGACGAGCCTTGAATGATTTCTTCCTAGCTTTCTCTTTAGCTGTCTTAGGGCTTTTACCTGCACCTGACACACCTTGCTGACCAAACCTAATGATCTTTTCTTTACCACCAGAACAAGCCTTTACGACATGAGATTTCTTAGGGTGGTTAGGAGTGCGTTTAGGTTTGTTGCACTTCATCTTAGACTTTTCTATCTTAGCCATCTTTATTAGCCATTTTTTCTAGAGTTAATCTTATCGATTTAATGTTCTCATCTATACGAGCATTCATCAGAGATAGTTCTTGTGCTGTTGTCTCAAGGTTAGCTATCCGTATTTCCTGACGAGCTATATCTCTCATGTTAGTTTCAACTGAGTTATCTAACCCAGCCATATACCAGACAACAGCTATTGTCTGTAATAGAATAGTCCCGACTAGAGCTACAGGAATAGATTTTGATGTGAGCCAAGTTTCTTTATCCACGATACCGTCCTAATGTTATTGTTTTTAGAAACCCTCTCCATATTTCCTGAGGGCTAGGAAGCATCCATCCTAAGATTAGAAGGATTATTACCCATGTGGGTATGTCTTGGTTCAATACCTTGACGTTATCGATGGCCCCGTCCACTGTGAAACCACCTGTTGATTGATCTACCTCTACGTTCTCTCCTGATATGTCGCTGCTTTGGTCAACAACTGACTGATTGTTTTCTTTACCTACTTGCGTGTTAGCATTTACTGTCGGGCCTCCCCCACCCCCACCGATACCACTCAGTAAAGAGAAGGGGGATAGACAACCACTAAGTAGTAAGACTAGGGATAAGGGTAAGAGTATTCTCATTTAACTACGCAAACTGTCTAGTAATCTTTCTAGCTCTTCTGGTGTGTGGGCATCAGCATTATTTCCTTCAGGTTTATAGTAGCTTTCACCTCTTCTAAGGTTGTGTGTTACGCCATTAACTACTCTTGTCTTAGCAGAAAGAAGAGGAACTGAGGCCCACTCTTGGGCAAAAGCCTCTGCTGCTTCTTCACGAGTTACTCCCTCAACACCATTTAACCAATCTCTTAATTTAGGTCTTTTATCTGCTGCTAGGTACTCAATAGCAATACGATCCTGTAATGCCTGATCGAACACCTCATTACCTGTAAGACCTAAAGCTGCAACAGCTTCATTAAGAGTATCAGGAATAATCTGATAAGCACCTACTGCAAAGACTTCACGAGTACCGTAGCCACCTGATTGAATATCTTGAACCTCACTAACTGTAAGTTTATCTAGAGGTTTCTGATAACGTTCAGAAAAATAACTATCTTTAACACCAAACTGTGTTCTGCCATTGTTGTAGTCGTTAGCTGCACCATAGCCACCACTCTCACCTTTACCTATAAAGTTTAATAAGGCATTATTCGAGTCAGATATCTCAGGACGTTTAGATAGTCCTGTTTCGGCTAGTTTTAGCCTTGTGTTTTCATCTAGTTGTCCAGTTACCTCTAGGTTATTCTCATGTTGAAATGTTTTAATGGCGTTGTCTGTTTGATCCCCACTAATTCCGTCTACAGCATCTCTGTAAAAGCCAATGTCTTTTAGTCTCCGTTGACTTTCTCTTGTAATGTCAGATGCTTCAGTACTTGTTGTCGTACCTAAGTTTAAAGGTAAATCTTGACCTAGCTGAGATGTTAAACCTCTTACGTTTTCAAATACTTCAGGTGCTGAACCCTCTAACTCAGGTGCTTGAATAGGCATCTCCTGTGAGGGTACTTCCACATCACCTAAGGGAGAAGGGGGGCTACCCTCTGTGGAAGGGGGTACAGCCCCCATTGTTGCCATAAATGTGGCGTCAGAGATGCTTGTGGATGGACTAGCCTGAGGTTGGTCAGGACCAAGTGAGTCAAGTGTTTGAGAGAAGATACGGTCATCATTCATGACATCCTGAAGAGCCTGTCTTGCAAAGGCATCAAGCTCGTCACTACCTCTAAACAAATCAGTTGCACTAGAATACTTTTTCTCTAATTGTACCAGACTTCCTAGCTTCTTGTCAATCAGTTTTAAGTTGTTGAACAACTTTATTGTCTGACCGAACCTAGTGTCCAGTATTCTTTCAAGGTTACTACCTTCTAGGATCTCATCACGTCGATTCTGAGGCAACTTTAAGAAACTCTCAAGACCACCCACTTGTTCAATACGGGCATTAGCTGCTTCAATAGCTGCTATACGTCGATCACCCTGAGGTACGTCACCCATTTTACTTCTGAGGAAGTCTACGTTAAGAACTAATCTATCCCCGTCAACTCTAAAGTAGGAGTCATCCCGACCTAATCTCTGGTTAAGCTCATTGTTCTGGCGAGTTCGTTCTGAAATTAAAGCCTTCTGAAGACCATCATTGGTTTGTGCCGCATTCATAGGATCAGTACGATAGACAGAGTCTAGGTTGGCTACTACACCGTTAGATGAAAACACAGACAAAAGTTTATCACCCATAATGTACTCGTCTGACTGTGATGCAACAAGACTACTCACTACATTCATACTGTTCAGCCAAGCATTACGGGTTTCTTCACTGTTAATAATATTAACTGGTTTAGTGGTTGACGTTACTGTACCAAGACCTTCCACAACCTTTTGGTATTCCTCAGGATTGTCAGCCACATTAGGTATTTCCATTAGGGATGGGTTTTCACCTGCACTAGAAGCTATAGGTGGTGGTGTATTCGTACCGAATATGTCCTCTAGTTTTAATTCCTCTGAAGGTGCTGACCAAATTTTATCCAAGGCATCAACAAAAGAATCTCCACGTTCACCAAGTTGCTTCTCAAGTATCTGACGAAAGCTATCTGGATTAGTTTTTATAAGAGAACGGATCGTTGCAATAGTAGCAGGGCTAAAGTCAGATCTAGTTAGAGCTACCTGAATTGTGTCTAGCTGAACATCAAGAGGATCTGTTGATACACCCTTTCCTATGTCATCTAACATACCGAACATTTGATCCTGAATAGACTTTACCTCAGGGTTGTTGTTAAAGTTAGAATACTTAGCTGATATAAGAGATCTTACAGAGGTAGTGGCTGACAAGTATTCTTCTCTTGTAACAATACCATCAGCCTGAAACTCAGCTACCTTACCAGCTAGAATATCAAAGTCATTCTGAATGCTTTCAACGATAGGTGTTGTCTTTACATCAAGACCTGCGGCTGCACGGGCATTTTGCAAAGCCA